TAACGACGTGTAACGCTATTGATTGTGCGCTTTACAATCATAAACAATTCATCTTCGCCTGTGTCTGTCGGCAATGTCGCAATGCTTTCCACAACAGCTTGGCCGCCGCTAAACTCACCGCCAATCACATGCTTGTGCCACGCAACCACCTCTTCTTCGCGGCGATATGTCATGCCGACAAGTGTGCCGTCATCTCGGACAATCCAAACAATACTGTCTGGCTCTTGCTGATAGGCCATATCAACTATGCCACCATTAGTGATATGTTCCGCAAGGATCGTCATATCTGGGGCTGAATAACCGCCAACATTAACATTCCCAACAAACTTAAACTCCCGCATCTTACGATTGCCACGCTGCACAAACAACGTAACATCTGCAACTTGAACAGGCGTAATCTTTGCTGATCCATAATTCGAATACTTTCGGATCAGTGTTGTTGTCGGAGTAATGGGGCCATCGCTTGTTGATGTTAGAACATATTCACCGCCAGACGTGCCAACGGTTAAAACCGCTGTTGATGACAAGAAACGGATTGCGTTAGATTGGTTCGATGCAATCGTGTAGATCAACGCATCATCGTCAGCCGTGCCAACAGTAAAGTTTGTATAATCGCCGTTCTTGCTAAACCACAATGTTTGCGGGTTATTATTTGTGTTTGCAAACACAAGACGCTGCTCAAAGAATGCAACAACACTAGGGCGATCATCGGCCCCGCTTAATGCGGGACTTGGCGATCCCGTAATGCTCATCGTTGCAAAAGACCAAGCGTTATGATCTGTGCGTGTCAGTGTGCGAATGTCGTATGATGGATGCACAAGATACATTGTGTCCGCTGACTGAACAAAACGGATATCAAACAAATCAGCCGCCGCATATGGCGTGGCAATATTGTATATCTCTGTGGCAGTGCCGCCAGATGTGTAAGCCGTAAATGCTGTTGTGTCGATATTATTGCCAAACAGATCTTGCACTGTAAAAGTATTTGTCGTGACGTTTGCAACAAGATAGTTGCGCCCATTTAGCTCTGTCATGCCAGCAATAGCGTCAATATAAATTTCATCACCGTTGCTAAAACCATGTGACGCACTGGTTATAACGCCTGGGTTTGCTTGCGTAACACCTGTAATTGTCTTGTCTGTCGCATCTAAAACTTGCTCATCATTCCGAATAACGCGCATGTTTTGATCGCCAAACTCAAGAATGTATGTGTCGCCAGCTTTAAATTGAAATGGGAGCAGTCGCGTTTTAACTGCGCTATCTTTTACCGATGAAATAAACTGCGTCCCTGGGCGACGTTGCACACCGCCATGTGGCATGACGACCATATTCGTAAGGTCTGATAAACCCTGCCGATACTTTTCTAAATCGGTGCGACCCTCAAGCCGTGGGCTGATCTCACCTGCTGTAAACGAGCTAAACGCGGGTGCTGAACGTGCCATTAGAACCTGCTTTCAATAAAGTCGCTTGCCTCTAGGCGCTGCGTTGCACCTTCTGTCGCATCGTTGAAACGAGCCTCATTAATCTTAGCTTCATATAGCTGCGTTTGAATTTGGACCATAGATGTTGAGCCTGTGATGGCGTAGCAAATTTCAGCAGACAAACGAGCCGCCAATGCTTCAACTAAACTTGCGTCATACTGCTGTGGATCTGTCACACGGCCAACGTATTTAATACGCGCTGTGCCTTCGTCTGTCAGCAGTTTGCGCCCCTCAATGACGTAAACAGGGCCACCTGTATTGCTGGTCATATTGTCTTGTGGATAAGACAACGTGCCATTTGAAAACTCTAAAACTCGCAAGCAGTACGGGTTGGTTGGCAGTGTGTATTGATATGTATATCCAAACGCTGGGGCTGTCGCATCTTGCGCCAACTGCACCCGCTGGATCAAACAATTCCAAGGATGGGCGCGAAACACTGCATCGCGCACAGCTTCGTACCTTTGATTAACAATCCGCGCAGCCTTGCTGTTTTCGCTTAGTGCGGAAATGTTAGACGCGCCCAAATTGTTTAGCGCGTAGTTTGCAATATCAACTGTACTTGGCATTTGCTCTCACCCTATGAAAGAAAGGGGCGGCGAACCGCCCCGATCTATTTAGTCAACAACATACTTGATTGTGACTTCAATAGTACCGGTGCCAGCAGCACCGCCCATTGTTACAGTCACAGGCATACCATTGTTGTCTGCATCAACTTCTGAGCCTGAACCCAAAGCCAATGTAGCAAGAATGTCTACCTTCTGCGCAGATGTTGACGCTGCTGCTGCTTTGTACGCTGCCGCTGATGCTGATACTGCTGTACCCGCTGCATTGGTGTGTGCGCCATAGCCTACAGACAAAGTTGTTGATGCACCCAAAGCGTCATGCGCCAAGGAGCCTTCCAACAAACGTGCGCCGTCTGGCAGAATAAACATCTCAATAACGTCGCCTGACGCTAGGGAAGATGCTTCGTATGTGCCATGAGCTACGCGGATACGACCGCCAAGCTCATTTGCTTTGTTCATCACGGCTGGGGTTGCGCGTGAGTTTGTACGTTGTGCTGAATATACAGTAGCCATTTTCTAGTCTCCTTATTCAACGCAAGCGATTTCAACGACTTTGGCTTCTTCCATGCGTGTCGCGCCTACTGACTGGCAGTAGTACACTTGTGTCGCATAAGATTTGTCCGCGCGTTCGTCAATGCGAGCTGCTGGCTCTTTGCCAACTGCAAGCTTGATGCCGTCAGATGCAAACGCGATGACTTGGCGATCGCCAGAACCATCGGTGCCTAGACGGTTGGAAACGATGAAGTTGAAGCCAACGAATGTGTTGATTTCGCCCATCGCCAACGCTTTTACAGTGTTGTAGTCACTAGAGGTTACGGTTGTGTTGTTCAACAAGTCAGAGATTTGTTTTGGTGAAACAACAATGTGGCGCTGGATGCTTGGATCTACGTTGCCGCTGTCCAAGATTTCTTTTGCCGAAATCAGTTTCGCCAATGTCAAACCACCAGATGCCGCTGCGATCTTTTGACCAGATGGCAGTGCTGTTGATGTTGAACCGTCTTTGCCTGTGTATGCTGTACCAAGAGCAGCAGCAATGATGACATCATCCATTGCGCGACCCATAGCAGCAGCAGCAGCACGGCTGTAGGTTGATGTCGGATCTACCAACAAACGCACTTTGTCTTGATCATCGATCAAGTCTGCGTATTCGTAGTCAGACATAGTAACCATGCGGCGTGAGTGTGGTGTTTCAACCAACGGTGTGTCCGCGTGGCGTGATGTGCGTAGAACGGCTGCTGCCGCACCTACTTGGTCAAAAAAAGCTTTTTCGCCATTTACGCTTTCTGTATCTACCGCGTTACGCAGCAGAGAACCCATTTGCTGTGATAGCATTTGGACGTTTGCAGAAAACTGATTGACGAATGCTGTAGAAATTTGAGTAGACATTTTGTCATTCTCCTACATAAGTTTCAGTTTAAGGTTGCTGCGCGTGGTTATCCCTTGCGGGGCCGTGCTACTGCTTAGGGCAGCTACTCCACTTGGCTTACAAGTTTGCATGTGGGCCTTGCGGTTATCCACTACATGTACTCCCTCAGTCGCAAGACTTCTTGGATGTATGTCTCATGCTCTGGATGCATTCTATCCCAATAAGGGCCATCTCGTCTAGTCATCTCTGTAATTTGACGTTGAGCCTCTTGCGGGGTCATAACTAGCTCGGTTGTGTCACCAGCTAAATTATCCTCACCAATCTGTGATGCCAGATTGGAAAACATGCGAATAATGTCGGGATGATCACCCAACATGCGCCCATCTGACAACTGAATGTTGTCAAACATGTCAGTGCTGCCCAATAGGTTCTTAGCGGCAAGCTGCGCCATTTCTAGGCGCTGTTCAAACGCTTGGCCAAACTCTTGCCGCAATTCTTGTTCCCCTGCGTAACGGGCCGCTTCTGCGCCCTCAGACATGCTTGTGTTCATGCCTTCAATAGTATTACGCACAAAGTTCATCATTTCATTTGCTTGGCTTGGACGTAATCCAGCATTCAAAGCATGCTCACGAAACGAATTAAGGTAGTTTTCTTCCAACGGAATGTTTCCGTCAAACTGATATTCTTTTGCACTCGTCGGTGCGCCAAGCTTTGTATATACTTCGCGCCACTCATCAGCCGTGGCTGATTTGCTCGGCAGTGCAATCTTGTCAGCCCCGATCATGCGCTGGGCATTGACATAACTTTTTGCCAACGCTGCTGGGTCTGTAAACGTGCGCAAGCTTGGTTCGCTGCGCAAATCTTCTGGTAGGCTGTCTAAAAAGCCTATCGGTGCTGACGCACCTGTGTCTGCGACATCTTGAGATCCAGTGTCTTGGATTGCCTCTTCGCTCATTGGGGTTCCTTCCCTTCGGACAACATCCTGACGATCAGCAGCACGGCTGCGCGTTGTCCTTCATTGAATGCAGTTTCATAAGGATCGCCAGAAAATGTGGTTGCCTCAAAGCCAAATCGACTTTTGAGATCACGCAAAACAGTTTCCCCATCGTCCGTGTTAAACGTCCGACGATAAGAAAGCTTTAAGTCTTCTATCTTTTTCACTGCTCAAGCCCACCAACTGCTTTGACCAATGGCGCGACTTGCTGCGCTTGTTGCGCTTGCATCATCTGCTGTTCCATTGCTGCCTGTTGTTGCTGCGCCTGAGCTTGCTGGCGGCGTATTTTCGCAACCTCTTCGTCGCTACGGATCACCCGTGCAGGAATGCCTGTCACCTCAACTAAATACTGAACAAGCTTGTCGCTGTCCAAGTAATCCATCACAGGCGCAATCTCGGCAACTTGCATCATCACTTCAAACCCGCGCAGCATAGATTGCAGGTCTGTTAGCTTTTGAGCCTTGGCCAGTGGAGAAACATATTCAATATCAATGTCTTGGCCCTGTAGTTGCTCAGGAGCGGCTGGGAGCAATCCGTTCCTGAGCAGCAGCGCAAACGAACGAGAAATGAGCGGTTGCAGCAACTCGGACTGCAATCGACCAAGAACAGGTCCGAGAAGCCGCATCTTCTCTTCGTTACGCTGCAACACCTCAGTCGCGGTCATGGCTGGGCCTTGTGACATCAACA